AAGTTAACCGGAAATAACCCGACATAATTGCAGTGGGTGTTTTTTCTTTGCTGTGTTATATGTGGTTATCTTGTTTTTGTTAGGAGGGCATTATGTCAATAACACCAGTGCAGAAGTACTTGAATCTCGCCACATCCCTTTTGGTGTCAAACAAAAGTGGAACAGACACCACGTTCCGGCTTTCAGACGACTACCGAAAGATCCAAGACCAAAAAGTCCGGGACATTGATATTGAGTCCTACCCGCAGGGGGCTTTTATTCACAGTGGGCCTAGCGTGGCCCAGCAAATAGTCAAAGGTCTAAAGTCCTACGACCCTTGTCTTGTTTTTGTTTTCTTTTCGCATCCTGTGTCAATAGAAGAAATAAACGGCCAGGCGTTAGCGCAAGCCTTTAACACTTCTTTTTATGGTGTTTACCGCGACAGGGCTGGCGGTAGCGTTGGAATAAACTCTCCCGGAGCCAATAACAATTTACTAAAGTTTCATAACAATTTAAGCACATCTAGCAACTACACTACTGTTGTAGACGCATCTAATGCGGGGGCTTCAGTTGAGATTAATGTGGTGCGAGTGTACTTTGAGTAAAAAAGACGACAAGCTTGAGACTGTTACTCTGGGCATTAAACTGGGGAACCTGCCTCAGGCTACTGTAGATACTATGTTTGCGGGTTTAGCCTGGGAAGCGGAACGTGACCATGGGGTGTCTGTTAGGGCAATGGTGGCGGCTACTTTCGCTGCTGCCAGGGTAGAGGCTGAGATTATGTCAGATGAAGGTTTATCACCAAAAGATAGACTTATGGCATCAAAACAGTTTAAAGATGGTTTTAGGGATGCGTGTCGTCTTGTTTGTTCAGAGCCGATTAATAAATCTATTAGACCTACCGTGGTGATGAACAAGGAGGAGGACACGTCCCTACCTTCAGCCCTTGAGAGAATGTATGGAGATCAAGAGTGAGCACATTGAAAGGTTCAGGAGGGACTGTCTGTCTGACATATCCTTCTTTGCCGAGAACAATGTAGCCCCTCTCCACATTGCACCCGAAGATGGACCCATCGCCAAGGTAAAGCTCAGAAGAGTCCAGAAGCGCCTTGCAGAGGCCGTTAACAGGCAATGGTTCAGCAGGGGCTTCCTCCGCATTGTTGTGTGCAAGGCTAGACGAATTGGATCGACTACGTTTTTTTGTATGGATGCGTTTAGGCAAGCATCGCTAACAGAGAACACCAACGTGGTTATCGGTGCCCAGCTCGACGACATGGCTGCTGAGATTCATAAACGAAACCACATCTTCTATAGCAACTACCCGTCTACCCTGCGACCAGAACGCTGGGGTAACTCCAGGTCCTTTAAAGAACCCATGGAGTTTAGGCGAGACATCACCAAAGAAGAGATGCAAGCATGGGAAAGGGGTGGTGCAAAGCCTTACGCCGGTCTTAACTCAACGCTATCCATCTTCACAGAGAGAACTCCACTGGCTCGTACAGGGGCTACTATCCAGTACCTTCTGTTATCAGAGTTTGCAAAGTACCGTAATCAAAGCACAATTATTAAAGAGATGTTCCCTACTGTCCGTAAGAACACAGGGGCTATTGTTATTGATACGACTGCTGAGAGTCGCGGGGATTCTTATTCTCGGCTGTGGGAAGAGGCCGTTGCTGGTCGTTCTGAGTTTGAGCCGTTGTTTATATCCTGGCTAGATGATGAGCAGCAGTGCTGGCAGTCCCCCACTAAAGAAAACGAGGCGTTGTTTTATGATTGGCTCCAATGCTTTGGCAGAAAAGACAATACAGGTTTAGAGAAGTACTCCTCCCTTTTAAACCTGGATGACGATGAGTTTAATCTTTTAAAGACTCACATTGTCCCAAGGTGGAATGCGGAGGAGGAGTCTGAGAAGCTGCATCCTATGGGGTGGCTTGAGTGGAGACGCTGGGCTATTCAGGACCGTTGTGACGGTAAGTCCAAGATATTTAAAAACCAGTACCCCACCCATTGGCGTGAAGCGTTTATGTCTTCAACGCTCACCATCTTTGATATGGGCCAAGTGGCGGCACAGGCTGACAGGATTAAAGAGGAGCCTTCTCCGGTAAGGGGGGAGCTTATAACCATGGAGGGCAGGAGGGCATTAGAGCCAGACTCTGAAGCTATGATGAGCCAGGTTAGCAGGACCAGCCATCAGGTAACCCCTGACATGTTTAAGTTTATTCCTGAGAGCTTTGGGCCGATTAAGATATACGAAGACCCAATCCCTGGTGAAGAGTACATTGTGGCATCTGACTATGCGGAAGGCCAAAGCGCCCAATGCGACTACAATGTTATCCATGTTTATAAACGAGGGGATGTTTTAACTCAGGTGGCCCACTTTAGGGAAAAGTGTTACCCCGAAGAGTCTGCCTCAGAAGCTATTGCCTTAGGGGCGTACTATAACATGGCTTGGCAGATACCGGAGGTTAACTCATGTGGAGCGGCAGCATTAGCCCTGTTCCGGTCGTGCTACCCATTGCACAGAATCTTTAGGCGTAAGAATACAGACAACATTCAAAACGAAGCTCCAACAAAGTATTTAGGTTGGAGGATGACTGGCCGAAGTAAGTCAGAGGCAGTTAGTTCTGCTACGGCATTTTTTAAACAGGGGATGTGTGTTGTTAAAAGCCCGAACACGTTAAGAGAGTTAGAGGTGTTCGTTAAGAAAAGCTCAAGGATGTTGCCTGAGGCTATGGATGGGACAGACCCGGTGACAGGCGAAAGATACCATGATGATGAGGTGACTTGTTTAATGCTTGGGATATACGCCAGCCGACAGTTGCCATATATGGGCTCTACTCTTTATCAGCCCCCTGAAGAAAAAGAGCCTGAATGCCAGCATGCTGTAGTTGCGGGGGGAGTGTGTTTAAAGTGCAGAAAGACTATCCCTATGGCTCAACCTAAAGTCTTGACATTTGATGACTTAAGGGCGACCGTTAAGGCGAATAATAAAAGAAATAAAGGCTATCAGTCTAATGCAATGTTAAATTTTTGGATTCAGAGGTAGGTTATGGCAGACGGTAGAACTCCACGGTATGGTGCTTACGATCCTGAGGCAGACTTAATTGATGCATATGGGACGCTGCCTATTGTCCCAACCTTTGTAGACCCAACACTGTTTGGTCAAGAGCAGAGAAACCCTGGGTTCTCCATGGCAGCCGAAAACCCTGGTGTTCCTGTCATCATGCCCACAAGCGTACCAACAAACCCACATCGAGAGTTTAAAGGGGTTCGCTTTAATGATGCTCCTATGCGGATGGGTCAATTTAACCCCATGAGTCAGGCAGAGCGTCGAAACCCAATGGCACCTAATATCCCTGAAGGGACATCTTTTACAGATGAAAGAGGAATGGATCCTGCTTTAGTTGGAGCGATGCTTGGAGGTTTGGCTAAAAGCCCATCAATTCCTAATAGAATCTCCCAGCAGAGGCAAGCCGCAGAGTCCGTTAGGCGGGCTCAAGCAGCAAGCGATGCGGGGCAGCAACAGTTTCGAGCAACCCAAGACCGCTTTCAAGCAGCACAGAAGCAGCTTCAAAACGTCCGAGAGGGTAAAATGGCAGAGGGCCATTTGGGGATGAGGGGAGGCCCAATAGACCCATCAGATGCGTTCTACACACCTCCTAAATATATCAGCGGAGGGCAGGCGCAATTTAAGGGCAGGCTGCCTTTGGGATTTCGCTTGAGAAAACCCCCTGTCGATAAAAACGCAATGCATGAGATGCGAATGGGCAGAGCCAGATTAAGCCCAAGGCCTTATGCGCCCCGCAGCACAGACGGAGATTATCGATTTGAAGAAATCGTAACAAGAGAAACGCCAGTAATGGTTCCAAAACCAGGAAGGGAGTACACACCCAATCCTTACCAAAGTGAAGCGAGCTTTCGTTATGACAAGCTTCCTGTTCCGCTGGATGGTAGGACAAGGGCTTCTAGAGGGTACGGCAAGCAGTACATGCAAGAAGGGGCTGTTCGCGGGGGATATGATGATGATCTTTTTGAGGTGTACAAATCCGCAGAAGAGATGGCGTCATTTCAAAGGCAGAGGGCAGCGGCTCAGCAAAGGCTTTTAGGCGCTAGAGTAACCGATGCTATGAAAAATCAACAGCTTGTGGGAGATTCGATTATGCCTGGGCCGGTTCTCGCGTCACTAGGCGGCGCTGTTTTGGGGGAAACTTACGACGAGACTTTCGGCGAAGGCGACACCCGATACATGGACCCAAGTGGAGAACAGCGTATGGCCGCTAGGCAAGCTGGAGCTAAAATGCCAGCCAGTGCAGGCCGAGCCATTCGGCAAGTCTTGGAAGAAAGAGAACAGCAAGGGCCGGGCCTTTACCAGAATCTTGGCCAAGAGCTTCCAGCAGTAGGACCACTATTCGCATTTGACCCTTACCAAGGATACTAGGATGTACGGACAAAACCCGCAGTACGGATACGGAGCACCGATGTATGGTTATGGTCAGTCGCCAGGGCTGTACATACCGCAGCAACCCATGAACTACCAGCCAAGCAAGCCATCTTTTGGGGAGCAGCTAGCCAGACTTGGCCTAAGCGCAGCATCTCAAGGTATTGGCGTGGGCGTTAAAGATTTGGTAACCGACTCAATGCAAGAGGAAGAGGAAGGGCCATCTGGGCCAAGCCCAGCAGCGGAGGTGACAAAAACAGTGGGTTCTGCCGCAGGGTCAGGGATTGGGAGCGTGATTGCTCCAGGAGTAGGCACTGCTGTCGGCGGTGCGGTTGGCGGAACGCTTGGAAGTCTTGCAAGTATGTTTTTTGAAGAAGAGCAGGAAGAGCCACAGCGGAGACCCATGTTGCCGCCCCCGGCACAGCCTTATATGGTCAGACCAAAGTCTTCTTATGGCGGGGGCTTTGCCCAACAATACGGCGTTCAAAACCCCTACGGGTTTAGGATGGGATAATGGCAGTTAATGACGAATACAATGTTCTTGATTACGTTAAGAAGTGCGTAAAGCGGAACAAAGAAGCGCGTAAGCCACTTGAGTACAGGTGGTATGAGAATGCTGCATTTGCTGCTGGGTATACCAACATTGAGTACGACCCACGCACCCAACGCCCAATAACTATGGGGTCTGCCGGTGGAGAGACCAGCAACCCTCAAGTTCAAGACAAGATTCGTAAGTACCATGCAAAGCTCACATCTCCTCGTATGATGCCTGAGTGTGTGCCTGGTTCTAACAGCAGAGACGCCAGAAAAAGAGCGTCTGTTGCAAACTCTCTTATTCTCCACTTTGCTGAGAAACGAGAGACTATCTACGCTAAACATGCCGGTATGCTAAACATGATGGTGTTTGGTAATGGTATCTGGGCGACTCAGTGGGACAAGCATTCTGGTGAGTGGGTAGAGGACATTCAGTACGTCAACGACGAGCCTTCGTACTCTGAAGTGCAGATGCCGTCTGTAGATGAAAATGAACAGCCTGTTCTTATTGATGCGCCTTTCCAGACAATCAAAGAACTAAACACTGTTAACTACCAAACGGGTCTTCCAAGGATTCGTTCTGTGCATCCATTTAATTTCTTTCCAGACCCACAGTGGAGACACCTGACGGTTGGTCAGTGTATGAACTATGCGGAAAGAAAGATTATCCCTATTGATTTGGCTGAGCTTTATTTTCCTGACTTGGATATTGATAAGGTGCGAAGAATCACAGAGCCAGATGACGCCTTCTTGTTTAGAGAGGTGGACTCTATCTTTGGGCTTAGGGAAAACTACGATGCGTCTTCTACTGAAATGATTGAGGTGTTTGATTTCTATCACTCGCCTGTTGTTTCAAAAAGATACGGATTGGACTTTAAGCAAGGGTTTCGTTGCACGTATACCGGAGACCAGATTATTAACCTGGTAGACGGATTGCCTTACAATGATTACCCACACTCAACATTTAGAGATAGACAGTTTACCGACCGAGGTTGGGGGCTGTGTACTGTTGATGTGCTTCGACAGGCGCAAAAGCGTCTGGACTTGGTTGAACACATTGAGATTAGGGCAGCGGAAAGAACTGCTGACCCGCCCATGTTAAAGCCTCACGGCTCTAACGATACCAACTTTCAGGGTCGTCCTGGTGAGATTTATGAGTATGTTCCTTATGGAGAGGAGAAGCCTTCCTTTATGACTCCACCCCAGATAGCACCGCACCTGTACCAAATGCGTCAGGATGCGATGGCTGATCTGGAGGCGCTGAGTCTAACGTCTTCTCCTGTCGGTGGTTCCGTCCCTTCACGCGGGGATAGCGCAGCTTATCTTGATCGCCTCCTCGAAGAGAATCAAGTTGCGATGGCACCAACCGTTCAAGAGATTGAGGCTGCTCAAGCACACCAGGCGACCCACCTTGTACGGTTATGCCAAGAGTACTTGCCGATTGGATACCGGTTTGCACTCGTTGGCCAAGACCAACAACCATCAGTCTATGAATTTGATGGTACGCCTTTTAACTTAGTTGATGTTCGCATGGTCCCAGGGTCTGCGGCTGTCTCTTATCCAAACCAGTTGCGTACATCCATTATGCAATTGGCAGCTAATGGGATGTTGCAAGACAACAGTCCTAAAACAAACGCAGTGGTTGAGCTTCTATTAGGGGCTCCTGTTGCTTATAAGCTTAGGGATGTAGAGGAGCCGGGAGACAGAGCGGTTGCTGAGATTAACATTATGAGAGTCCAGCAGGGGCAAGAGCCCTTCTTTAAACCATGGATGAACCATCAGAAACATATTGAAGTATTGCTTACAGCTATGCGTGACCCTAAGTATTTTTTAGATTATAACTTAGATCAACAAACGAAGCTGGAAGAATTACTCCAGAGACATCAAGCTGCGATTGCACCAAACCAGGCCCCGCCAGGAATGGAAGGTGCTCCGCAGCAGGGTCAAAATCCTCTTGATCTTTTACAGGGTGAAGAGCAAGGGGGCCGTGGCGCAGCACAAGTACCGGCTGTCGCAAACGGTTTTGCAGGTCAACTAGGTGGCGAAGGGTAGCTACCATAACTTAAAGGGTGAATGATGAGTAAGAGTGCTGATGAGCGAATTGCAGAGTTGGAAGCGAAATTAAACAGCGCTTCCCAAGAAAACCAAAAGCTTCAAAACTACTATAGCCAAGCTTATAAGGCTATGGAAGATGCGAAGCAAAATGAAGCCTACTATAAGGGACAATACGAGTCTTCTGCCAACCAGGCGTCACAAGCACAAGAATCTGCTTATGACTATTCTGAGCCAGAGACAGCAAACGTAAACTCTCTTATTGAAAAGCTTGTTGCCGAAAGGCTTGAGCCCAGGCTTCAGATGGTAGAGAGATATGCAACAGATGCTTTGCAGCAGACTGCTGGGCGAGAGGTAGATAGGGCATTAAAGTCGTTTAAAGAACACCATCCAGAGTCTGCCAAGATTATGGACTTTGAGCGATTGATTATGCTTGATGCTGCTGATGAAGTTAAACGTCGTCAAGCGGTCAATCAACCT